TAGACCAGCCAAGTCTTGAGAGATGTCAATATTTTTAACAGCTGAAAAAATCTCACCATTGAATGCCAATATTTTGCCACCAAATCCACTGCTTTTGTCTCTGATGTTGCTCAATGATATAACTGGCTCACCCTCATAAACTTTGTTTTCGGTAAAACCAAGCTTGGTGCGAACTTTGGCATTGATTGTCCTGCGCAGATTGTTGTTATAACAAATATGGGTATATTTGTGCGAATTTTTCACAACTTCCTCATTGAACTTGTTAACAACCAACAGATGCTCACCATCTTCAAATTGTTTGAAATTTCTGCCACCCTCGCGAATGTGAGTTGCCAAATTGATAATTGGATTTTCTTTGGCAACGCGGTGAACTTCATCAAGGAAAATATCAGTCTTTGTTTCTGCAAAAACATCTTTTGATTTTATAGGCGGAAGTTGCATTCCATCACCAATCAAAACAACCTTATCAAACACACTTGTGATATCAGCCAGCTCCTGCTCTTTCAGCATAGATGCTTCATCAATAATGGCAATTTTGTTTTTCAGCTCTTCTGGATTAGCCACAAAATCAAATGCCAACTCTTCACTCTCAATCACAGGTATTTTCTCACCATGGTCATCAAGAATGAAATTGCCGTCAGCATCTTTATGATATTCCATCTTGCCATCATTCTTCTTAAATTTAAGAGTGTTTCTTGGTGAATACAAGATTGAGTGAAGTGTGCTGGCAGAAATTCCCTTGTCTCTTAAAACCTGTGCTGATTTATTTGTAGGTGTTAAAACAAGGCATTTTTTGCCAAGTTCTGCTGCAGCTTTTGACAGCACAAAGGACTTGCCTGTTCCGGCATATCCTTCAATCTTGCTGACACCCTCTTTGGCATTGCAAATTAAGTCATAAGCTGCTGCTTGTTTTTCTGTTAACATATTGTTAATTCCTTTTCATTATGTGTTACATATTACATTGGTAATGCATCATCAACAGGATTTCCACCTGGCTCTGAATTCTGCAGCCATTTATTGAATGCCTGTTTAATTTCATCAGGCGTTGCATTTTCATAATTGCTGACAGCTTCCGGAACAATCCACATTCTGCATCTTGAGCCATCATCCAAATATACAGGCTTTTCGTATTGTTTAAAGCCAGCATCTTTCATAACTTCAGCCCACTTAAAATCAGAAAACTTCAAAAGATTCTGTGGAATTGATTTTGAAGCCTTTATGTGACGAATTGAAACAACATCCATGTTAAATGGGTGGGCTCTGTCTTCTGCTCTGCCAAAAATGAATTGCTCCAATGCATTTCTGCTTGCCTCAATAGAAACAAGTTTTTGCTTTGTCATTGGGGCTGTCCCCTTTGGATTGAATTTGTCAAGTTTGATTTTCTTAAAGTAATTCATAAGAACTCCTGCGCAATCTGGTGAATCTAAAAATTCATAAAGTTTCTGATAATACTCATCTGTGTTTCTTTCAACTGGCACTTGAATGATGCAATATCTCTTGTCATATTGGTCAACCAGCAAAGCATCTTCATGGTTGGTTGTCATTAAGATGTTGTATCTATTCGGCATGGTATAGCTTCTGCCACCAGGCAAGCGCACCATTGTAGTTGGCTCTGTGATAAAAGGCTTCATTTTGTTCATCAACTCAATACGGTCTGAATGCTTAATTTCTTCCACAATAACAAGTTGAGCTTGCTCTTGCCAATCGGTGTAAATTTCGTGCAGTCTTTCATTGCTTGGTGACTTCACATTGTCCTCGCCAAGAACTTTCCGCATGAAATGTCCAATTGTAGATTTGCCAGTTTGCTGGTGTTTGCCACATAATACAACAGACCATCTTATTTTGACACCTGGATTTTGCACTTGAAAAGCAAGCCACTCAACAAGAATCTGTCTTTCCTGTTCATCAGGCACCAAGAACTTGAGATGATTTTCAAATATGCTTGCATCTCCCTCAATAGGCTCAACACACGGATTCACCCAAGTGTTAATCTTGCGCAAGCCGTCCTCTTCAATCAAAAGCTCTTGACCAGGCGCGAATGTTGGACAATCAACAATATCAATGACAGATTCAGTCACCATCTCATCAACCATGCTATCTTTTGGAAGCTTCAGTTTCTTTGCCAACTGAGATTTGTCAAATCTCTGCTTCAAGCCTGCATCTGTATATTCCTTTGTGGAAATTATATGAATCCATCCAAAACCTGCCTTTTTAAGAAGCATTTTGACTTCATCATCTGACATTCTTCTGATAAAGGATTCACCTTTGGCAAACAGAATGTCGTCAAGTCCTTTGTAATTCTCATCCCAAGTTTCAATCTCAACATCAAGCCCTAAATCCTTAACAAGCTTGTGAAGCTCAGCAATCATCTTATAAGTTGCTGCACTGTCTTCACTGTCAAGGGCAATTTTGACTGTGCTCACTTCAAGCTCAAGCAGCACATTCTTCAAATCCTGCGGAGCTGTATTTACACCATTCAGTCCCAATGTATAATAATTGCCAAGGGCTGTTGCAATATCTGCTTTCAATGGTCCTTCTGTTATGCGTATAACTGAGCCACAGTTTTTCGGCTTGCCATCTTTAACATTAACAACAGGACAGTGTGTTGTTGGGAATGCCTTCCCTCCTTCTGTTTTATTTCCAGAAGAGCAAAGCAAATATTTGCGATTGTTAATTGCTTTGCGCGGACGATTTAAGATGTAATTTATATTGCCACCAATATCTCTGATAGGAATGAGCATCCCAGTTTGAGCATTAAAGGCTCTTGAGCCATTTGCATTGATGAAAAAACCAGGATGCCCCGTCAGATTGTAACTTGAGTCAATTTTGGACACAGCTTTCGCTGATTGTGTATTCTTGCCATTCTGCCAAGTCTTATATCCAGCCTGAGTAAAAAATTGCTGCTTCATTCCTCTTTTTGTCAATTCTTCAATTTCTTGTGCATCCAATGTTAAGTTGTTCAAGAAATTTTCATTTATCTCGGTTGCTAGCGATTTTCTATCAGTCTTAAAATAAGTGTTTGATGACATTATTGCCTCTTTGGATTTTGGTGGTGTAATATAAAAATATAATTATGAATAAAAATTAAAATATATTTTATTTGTCCACCAAAACATTCTTGTATTTAGGCAAGTCCCTTTTTTTGTACACCAATTCACGAGATTCATCATCCACAGACACAAATCCATGGTTCCAATCCCAAGCCAAATCTTTATTTCTTCCGCCTTTTGCCAAAAAGTCTTCATAAGAAATTCCCTCATCACCAGCAGCCATGATAAGCTCAAATGACTTGTATCCCCATGTTCCTTCACGACGAGGATTTGCATTCATATTTGACTTGATAATGCCACCCTCAAATTGAGATTTTTTGCCAGAGTGCTGAGGCTTTGAAGCCTTTTTGTCACCTTTGTTTTCATCAATCATTTTGAACAATTCTCCAATACCATAACCAAGGGTTGCTCTGTCACGAAAAGCCAGAACTGCAGCCAAAGTTCTTTCAACAGCTGTTTTGTGGTCTCCGAATTTAACAATCTTCTTGTTCTCAGGAACAGTTGTATTGTAAAGTTCGGCTAATTTTGCACCAGTCATTGTTTCCAATACCAGTTCGATTTCTTTTGCTACGTTGTTTGTCATTGTTTATTCCTTTCCATAAAATTAAGTTAATTTGTTCTTACATTATTTAACATATCTCTAAAATGAACAAAAGTCAACAATTATTTTACAACTTTTCAAATATTTTTTCAAAATTTGTCTTAATTGCTTGAATTTCAGCAATTATTTTTTTGTTCATCTGATAGTAAATAAACCGATTTTGCTTCCTTGCAGTCAAAATTCCTGCAATTTTCATCTGAGAAAGAAGATGCGACAAAGCTGAATTCTTCAAGCCAATAATCTTGCAAATCTCAGTTGGTGTTCTTTCTTTGCCGTCAGCCATCACTCTAATGATTTTGAATTTGGCACCAGAAACGGCGTATGTTATCATCTTTTCTTTATCCATGTTCGTTACTCCTTATTGCAAAATGTCTTCTTTCTCAACCAGAAATCCATTGTTAATGGCAATGGCTCTTCCGTATATCTTATTGTGGCAAACTGGGCATTCAATTATATCACCCCTGTCAACTGGCGAAAACAAGTTCTCGCAACTCAGGCAATACCCAATCTCATTAAAACAGAAATCTGCCATCTCAACTCTGTCAAGATAAAGAATTTTGCATAGTTTCCCCATTTTATCTTTCGTCTCCAGAGCCATGCATTTTGCCTCTTGCCATTCTGTCAAACAATTTGCTAGCATTAGCCTGCAAAATGCCTTCTGTAGTGAAGCCAAGAGAATTGCTCAAGTCTGTAAAACTATTCACAAGACTACGCATTGCTGCTCTTTCCTTGTGCTTGTTTCCCTCAGCCATGCCGTTGACCATCATACCAATCTTGGAAGAGATTGACATGATAACCTGTTGAGGCTTCTTGTTTGTCTGAAGATTGTCAGGCTTAAACTGCTGTTGATTGAAATCAATCGACTTCCGCAGATAGCCAAGATGAATTATGTACCATCCCCAATCGCCAAGTTCTTTCTTCAATCCGGCTTGTTTTTCTTGTTCAGGAACATCATCTCGGTGAGCTTTCTTAAGTTTCCCTGTAATTTCTCCAAATTCCTCTAGAAAACCATAAAAACACTGTTCCTGTGTTCCTTTTCTGTCCCAAGTTTTCAGGACAACATTTTCAAGATAATTTTTAGGCGTCATTTTCATTCTCCAATTCTTCTGGAATTCTAAACTTTTCACCAGCTGCCAAACCACTCTTGGTTGCCTCAGAGTCTATATTGTCTGACAGATTCCTTTTTGCTTTATAGATTTTTCAACACCAAAATCTTTCATAAAATCTTCTTTCAGATTCTCTCTGTTCAGAACAATTAAATCTGTGCCGGTTGACTTCTGACAATTTTGCTGGCGGGCTTCTATAAAGCTGAACAATCTCTCAATCACTTTTGAGCAATATCCATTCCGGAATGAATTTGTCATCACCAAGCTATTGGTGCCGAGTCTTTTGCTGGCAAGATAATTCGCTGAATGCTTAAATTTCTGGACTTCAATCTCCATCTCAAATTCAAATCGCTTTGCCATATCAATTGCCAAGTTGACAAATTCATCATCACTGAATATAATCATCTTTTTCCCTTGTGCAAAGGATATGCAGCCAAAATATTCAGCAATCAGATTTATGACACCATTGAACAAATACAATGGATATTTCTTTTTTGGTGTGAAATATTCATGCGTGTTGCTGCTCTTGCTTTTAAGCTGATATTTTTCTATCTGATATTTCTCAATCAGCATGTTTGCCTTTTCCAAAGCAATCTTCTCTTCGGATTCGGTTGCACCATTACTTTGGTTAACTTCAAGCAGCTTTTTGACTTGCTCTATTATTTTGCTTTTATCCAGCATCTTTCCAATCTTTCAAAATGTTCTTGTCAATAAGAGAGTTTATATCAATTTCATCAAAATCCTCATCCACAGTACAGTTGTCTAAATCAAGAATTGAATCATCTAAAAATTCATCAATCTCATCTTCTGCAGGCTTTCTGATTTTGACAGGCTTCTTCATATCACTCTCCAAATAACCTCTTAAAAAATAATGCCACAGAATCTTTATTTTTTATGTCAGCCACGAATTCTGGATGAAAATCTTTCAGTGTAAAGTCACCAATGGCTGAGCCTGAATGAGCGTATATTTTGTCACCACAATACACAACAACATAGCTTTTGCCCCCACTTGCTGTGTACTTTTTATGCCAGATTGGCTGCTGTGGCTGAAATACAGGCTTTTCATATATGCTCTTGATTGATTTCAGCTCAACCCAGATTGCCTCACCATTCTTGCCAAGACAGAATACATCTGGTGTCCCTTGGTTGACTCTGTTTTCAACACGCTCGCAATATTTTGTATGGAGTTGGAATAGCGGACGAAATTTTTCCCAGAATTCCTTTTCTTTCATCACTTTCTCCAGCAATCAAAACAAGAACCAAGATTGTAAAAATTTCTTCATTGTTCATTCCTTTCCATATTTTATCAGTTGCTTAAATTATAACTGTTTATTTGCCAAAAGTAAACAATTTACATAAATTTTTCTTTGGCTAAATTACGGAAGAATTCAACCAGCTTTTCCGTCATTCCTGAATCTGTGATTATTTCAGCAAACCATCCATCCTTATCACAGCAAAGTTGTTCGCAAGCCAACTGCTCTCTTTCATCAAGCGGAACATCAATTGTATGATATCTGCCCTCATACTTGTCATAAATGACTGCTTTGTCTTCATCAGAAACAAAATGCTCTTTTGTTTTATCAAACTCAGCAAAGAACTCTGCCAAAATAGGCTTAAATTCCTCAATCTTCTCAAGCTTGCTCAGCAAAGTCTGCTTCGGCATTTCACAAGGCAGGCAAGCTCCGTCATTCTTTTCATCAATGAAAGTCATTTTGTTTGCTCCACAGGATTGAACTGCCTATCAGCAATAAATTTCAGCATCATCTTAATATGCATCGCATCTTTTTCTCCAACTCCTATGCCAAGGCTATCTGAAAAGCCGGTGCATTTTCCATGCTCAATAAAGCCAGCAGATGTTGGTGTTTTATTTATCCCATCAGCAACTGCTTTGTGGCTGATTATATCAGGGAAAATCACAGGAAAAAAATTATCAAATATCACATACTTCATAGCTGCAGCTCCCTATCGATAAAGATGATAATGGCAAGTTTCGTATGAGTGCACCTGCTGGCATTGTTTCATAGCCTCGTCATCAGCGCAACTGCAAACCAAAATTGCAATCAGAGTTAAAAGAAGCAAGATTTTATTCATGATGTTTATTCCTTTCCATAAAATTAAAAGCTGCCTATCAACTTTCTTTACTTGCATTATACTGCTGAATTTTTATAAAGTCAACAATTATTTTACAAAAATGTAAACTTTTTTTGTTTTGCTCGTTCTTTCAATATCTTAGCCCATATTTTTTCTCTTTTCTTTCTGTTTTTTGCACGAATTTTTTCTTTTTCTCTTCTTACTTTTGCAGCCTTTTTAGCATTTTTGGCGAGCTTCTTTTTCCATCTGATATTGAATTTGCTTTCCTTTTCAGCATGCAGCAAGAAATTTCTTGCAAATCCCATATCTGAAATTAAATAGAATTTGAATGTCAATGGTCTCTGCTGAACAAATGCCAAATATTCTTGCGGAAACATAAATGGTTGAGCCAAAATCTCTTTCCGGCTTAATGGAAAAATGAACTGGTGTCCTTCAAGGTCTTGTTTGCTTATGTTATTGAGGGTGGCACCACTCATTATCCCACCTTTACGAAAACACATCAAATATGCAGCCCACTGTCTTGGTGTCATTTTGTATACTCTTCCAATTATGCGGGCTCTTATCATTTCACCATCTTTGAATGGTCCACGGAATGTTGGGAATTTTTCCATCTCAAGCCTTTCTCAAAACACACTCATAATGGCTTGGCAAATATTTACCAAAAACTCCAACCACTTCTTCAGCTGGCTCACCATAACATGGATATTTTTTGGCAATGTACTTGCCATCTGGCAAATCTATGAATCCCAGTTCATCAGCATACACTGGCAATTTGACATGTCTAATTACCCCATTAACAACTGTCCATACTCTTTCTGTCTCATTTTTGTACATCTTTTCTGAAGCTGCCTTTTCTATCTCATGCGGTAAAGCCCCACCATAACTGCTCAAATAATTCAAAATCATCATGGCAGCATACGGATTGAAATTGTATATGCCTGCCGCAGCAATGTAACAATCAGCCATTTCATATTCATCTAATGGAGATGCCAAATGCTCATCCATTTCCTCTGTGAATTTCAGAAGCTGATTTTCTATATTAGCTCCTTTGAACAACTTTTTGTGCCGTTCAGCCATAGCCTTAAACTTGCCAAAATCAAAGCCATTTCTCCAAATTTTAAATATATTTTTCTGTTCCATTTTCACTAATTCCTAACTTTTTTCTCAATTTTTTGACTGCAAACAATTCTATTTGTCTGATCCTCTCCTTGCTCAAAGAATACTTTTTGCCAAGCTGGCTCAATGACTTATCATCACATCTTCCGCACAATATGTCATAAGTCCTTTCTGGCAGCTCTTTCTGTGCCAGCTTTTTAAGCTGCTTCCCGCAAATGGCTCTATCACAGTCTTTGGGCTTTTCTGGAAGTTGATATTCGCATTCCGGATTATCAATATCAATATAACTGAAGTTGTGATAATCATCAATTGCTTTCTTTTTCACCTCAGATAATTCTGCACTCTCAAATACAAGATAATTGATACAAGGTCTCACAAGATTGACATTTCGCAAAACATATTGACCAAGATGATAATGCAACCAATATTCAAGATAAACACCAAAGCTCGCGCCCTTTTCAGCATTGAAATATTTGACAGCATTCATAATGGCGAATATTGCTTCCTGCTGCAAATCTTCATTGTCAATTCTGCTCCAATAATACCGGCGAATCCATTTCTGAATGAGGGGTTGAAACAACTCATTCAATTTCATGATATCTTTCTTTTTAACATAATCAATAATTTCCATTGCTTTATGCTTCCTGCACACTGTCAAATTTCCACATAAATTCTACACCATCTGGTGCTTTGAACTCATCATTCAGCAGATGTGTCACCAAAACATATATTTTCTTCGGCTTAAATTCCCGCACCTTTTCAATTGCAGCAAGCATGGTCTTGCCAGAATCAATCATATCATCTACAATGATGCAAATTCTGTTTTGATAAGATTTATTGCTGGCATATTCATCCAAGCCATAAATTTGGAGGCTGTCTTTGCTTCTTCTTTTAGTAAAGACCATATGCTTGCAATACAGTGGATTGCTCGGCAAATAAGCTGACAGCAGATTATAAGTTTGCCAAGCCCTATCAGCTGCGCCTGAGTCAGGTGCGAAAACAAGAAATTTGTCCTTATTATGCTGACGGCTTATGGTTGCAATTTCATCTTTGAATGCTTCTGAAAAGCTAATATTTTTGAAGAGAATTCCCTCAATTGAATCACCTTGATTGCCAAGATGAAAATCGTATGTGACAATCTCATTGATGCCAATCTTTTTCAGCATTTTGAAGAATGTTGCGATAATTGCTCTTCGGCAGCCATTTTCTTTTTCTGGCTTATCAGCCCGCCCAAATGGCAAATATGGACAGGCAAGTTTAATTGTTGAAAAGCCTATCATCCTCAGCTCTGCAACAAGATGAGCCAAAATCATCTCTGACCACTTCATGTTAAAATAAAAATAGACTTCAATTCGCTTGCTTTGTTCAGCACAAAGTTGCTGCAATTTTTCTCTTGGCAACTGCAGTTTGAACTCACCATTTCTGTGGTAAAAAACCTTTGCCAAGCATCTGTATCCATGTACATCAAGCACAATGTTATTCATCTTTGTCATTCCTTTCCTTAGGCTTATTTTCCCAGCTTAAACTCATATGCATTCCTGAATTTGAATTAAATCCGAAATACCGGCGTTCTGTCACAGAACCATTTGTTTCCAATCTTTCGTCATGGATTGAGCTGCATCTGAATTCAAATATCTCATTACCAATAAGTACAGACACTTCCTCGCCAATTTCAAACAATTTTATCATCAGTTGCTGCTCCTTATCTCTCTAATTTTAGCCAATGCCTTTTCAATCCGGATATTTGGCTCAATACTGTCAGAAGTCAATATGCACTCAAGGCTATACAAACAAGTTTTGACCACATCAATGCTCTCTTGCTTTTTGCAGTTTTTGAGGTCAGCAATAAAATTGACGAATTCATCTCTGTCAACAAGCACAGAATCATACTTCTTGTAATAATGCTTCACCAAGTCTTTGCGCATTTTGACAACAGGCACATTATCATATTCGCCAGTGAAATCTTCTGGAGAATAAAGTCCTGCCATATTGATGCTGTCTGTATATCCTGATTCATTTTTGCGCCAAAGCACCCAACCAGAATTGCTATAATATGTGTGCTTTATGCTGATGCAGATGAAATGCTTATTGGTCATTGTCTTTTCTCCATGAAATACCGAACTCCAATTCCAGGCTTGCTTCTGCAATATGCCAGCTCTTGTCGGCAGGCTTCCTCTGTATCAAAAGTGTCAACCATCTCAACTGTTTCACCATCCTTGACATATTTTATGTCCCAAATGTAATCTCTTCTGTGTTTTGCTATGCAAAAGTTTTTGACATCTGATGTAATTCTGATAACATCTTCAGTGTCACAGCCAAGAGTTATCCCTCTTGCCACCTTTTCAAGAAGTTCAAACATCTGTCTGTTTTCTTCTTCCAAAGTTTTAATTTCATCTGCCAAACTCATTTTTCTTCCTTTCCTTTGATAGATGCCAAATAACTGAATTTAAAGAGTTTCTTGCCTCAATCAAATTGCTGCCAATATGCGCTTTTCTGTCTTGGTCCCAAGTGTCAAGCAAAAGCAATTCTTCACGTGCTGCATCAATTCTATTAACAGCTGAAATGACACCATCTCTCTTGATTCTCGCTCTTGCTTCCATAGGGCTTATGTATTGCTCATCAGGTGAAGCAGAAAGAATTCTTGCACCACAATAAGCTCCGGCTGCCCAGCCATTTTGTTTCTGTACCAAAGCTGCAGCATCCTGTCTGAATTTTTCTTCACTAAAATAAATTTTAAAAAACATCACTTAATCTTTCATGAACAGATTGCAATGGCATATGCCATTCTTTGTTATTTCCTGACAACATGCAGCTGAGCCACAGCCATGAGTATTATCTTCCGGTGGATAGCAAGGACATTTGCTCCAATCTTCCTCGCCAAAGAAACGGCGTTTTGCATTGGCAATCTTCGGCAAGTTCTTTTCGTTAATTGTCCACTTATATCTACTGGCAATTTCACGAATGTTTTGTTCAATTTTATCAGGCATGTCTATTCCTCCTCATCAAGTTCATCGAGCTGTGACAAAAGTTCTTCCTTTTCATCAATTGCTTTTAAGCAAAGTTGTGCCAGCTCAATTATCAGTTCATCTTTTGTGAATGAATTTGATACATATTTGACAGTATAGCCATTGGCTATGTCTTGAATGTCTTGTTTTGTTAATTTTGACATCGTTTGCTCCTTAAATATGGCCAGACAACTCACCGCCCCAATTGCAAAGCAGCCAGTTGCCAAGCTCTGGATTTTTATCTGCAAGAACTTTGGCATTTTTCAGAAATCAGCTAGCAATTCAGTATAATCCTTGATTGCCTCATCACAGATTCTATCATATTGGCTCTTTTGTGAATCTGATATAACAACATTATACACCTGCCTTTTTCATCATCTGTCTCAATTCAAAATATGAATACAGCTTTTCATTGCCAGATTCATCCAAGCATATTAAACCAGAATATTTGCTGTTTTGACAGAAAAAGCACTGGTCCCAAAAGCCAATAACTTTTAATTTTAGAGATTTGATTATAAACATGTTTATTCCTTTGCATCTATTGGTTGAACTTGGTTACGAGTGAAGAATGCTGCAACTTTGGTGTAAAAATAGCTGTCATCCTCTTGCGAGGCTTCCTCATCTTTCTTGCTCTTGATGGATTTATTCCAAATGGCAATTTTGCATCTGGCTTTTTCACCTTTCTTGACTGAAAAGCCCAAACGCTTCCACTCAGCAAAGGTGTGAAGCTCTTCATCCAATGGAATATTGTTGGCTGCCTTAGCTTGGAGAATTAAAGTTGCATTGTTCATTGTTTATTCCTTTACATAACTGTTTAATCATTTTACACTTTCATTATATAACACATTTTCTATAAAGTCAACAATTATTTTACAAAAATCTAAACTTTTTTGAATTTATGTGTTAAAACAATTTGTTATGCAAGTATTTTATAAGGAGCTTTGCCAAAAGTAAACAAAAAGTTTCTGATGCCAATTTTAGCGAAAAAATAAAAATTTTCGGCTAAAAATCCCACTCGGAGTTGAAAAGCAGTCCGAGTGCCAGAAAGTTGGTTGGATGCAAGAAAATTGTTGTAAAACAACATGTTAAACTATAAAAATGGCTCACTCGGAGTTTTACTCGGAGTCCGAGTGAAAAGGGGTGGCTGATTGAGTCAATGAACAGACTTTTCTAATTTTATATATTTGTAAAATATGTGAAAAATCCGATTTTTTCTTAAATCGCGCCATTAAGATAATTGTATAAGTGATTGAAATAACTGAATTAAAAAATCCTACTCGGACTTCACTCGGACTTGAAAAAAGTCCGAGTAGAGCTAAGTCTTTGAAATTACTGAAGAAAAATGTGGTCGAATTGTGGTTTTCACTCGGACATTTCCAAAGTCCGAGTAAGCAACTGTATCTGGTCAATGAAAATTGGATAAATGCTTGTTTTAGCATTATTTTTCCAGTTGGATTAAAAGTTAACAATACGGTTGCTTAATGTATATTTTCCTATTTCTACTCGGAGTTTAAAAAACCTTAGAGAAAAAATGTAGTGACAAAATAATGTATGTAATTTTGAGATTTTAGGGCTGTAAAGCTAAATTTCGCATAACTCCGAGGGAAATTAGCGAAAATGATTAAAATTTTTCGCTAAAAGCAAGCAACTGCAAACTCATTTTTCGCATGCTTATAAAAATGGGCTCGGCATACTTCACACAAAATTCTGCACTTAAAATATTTTGGCTTTACTTTTTACACAAAATTAATTATAATTTTAATAAACAATTTGTGGAGAATTTTTCATGGTCTTAAAGATAGCACCAGGTGAGAGCAGCCAGCAGAAGTCAGCTCAAAAGTCAGGTGCATATAAATATAGAGCAGAATACAAAGCACTTGTGAAGCAAGCAGTTATGTTAGGCATGGAATTTAAGGACATCGCTAGCAGCGTTTTTAATGTGCCTGAGGAGGTATTCTTGCAATGGATGGTAGATTATCCGGATTTCGCTGAAGCAGCCAAGGAGGGTGGCGAAAAAGCCGATATGCTTGTTGTGGATGCTTTACACAAAATTGCCACAGGCTTTGAGTACACAGAAGAAGTGGCAGTGCCAGGTATGGGAATTGAGACAATAAGCCATTACCACGAGCCAAATATTCACGCTATCAAATATTGGCTGAACAATCGCAAATCTGATAAGTGGAAAAACAAAACAGACACAAATTTGTCTGGTGAAGTCAAAGGAGGAGTTGCTCTTGTTGTTATTGATAAAGATGATGAAGGATTGTAATGTGTTGTCTGAGATGATGAAATTCTGGTGGGTTGCAATGGCAAGTTTTTGCTGTGAGATGCTGTTTTAATAAATGAAATTTGGTTTGGGTCTGGTTGGGTGATGGCAAAGGGCTTTATTAAGACAGAAAAACAGAAGGAAGCAACAAGGCTGCATGCAAGTCCAGCCACATTCATCTTGCTTTCTGGTGGTTCACGCTCTGGCAAAACATTCATCAATGTGCGTGATATCATTGTGCGGGCATTAAAAGCACCGAACAGTCGCCATCTTATTGCCAGAAAGAGATTCAACCATGTCAAACAATCAATATATTATGATACTTTGCAAAAGGTGTTGAAAATCTGCTTTCCGAATTTGACCAAAGACAAAGATTATTTCGAAAACAAATCAGACTGGTTCATAAAATTCAGCAATGGCTCTGAAATTTGGTTGGCAGGGCTTGATAACGGCGAACGACTTGAGAAAATTCTTGGCAATGAATATTGCACCATATATATCAATGAAGTGAGTGAGATTGGCTGGGACTCTGTTGAGATGGTCAAAAGCCGTTTGGCACAGAAAGTGATGTTTACGAACAAGAATGGTGAGGAAGAAGAGCTGTCATTGAAGATGTATTTTGACTGCAATCCACCAAGCAAACGCCACTGGACATATATTGTATTTGTTTTGGGCAAAAACCCGATTGACAAACAGCCTTTGCCAGATGCAGCTGATTATGTCTGGTTGAGAATGAATCCTGATGACAACAAGCAAAATATTGCCAAGTCTTATCTGGCTGTTCTTGATAGTATGTCTGCCAAAAGCCGGAAGAGATTCAAAGATGGTGATTGGACGGATGATGATGAAAAAGCTCTGTGGAAAACTGAGCTGTTGGATGCCACAAGGATGAGCAAGGCAGATTTGCCAGAGTTCAAAAAGCTTGTGGTGGCAATTGACCCAGCCGGAACAAGTAATGCAAGTTCTGATGATACAGGCATAATCGTGGTTGGGCAGGATTATTCTGGTCACGGTTGGGTGCTTGAGGATGCCACTGGCAAAATGAAGCCGAATGAGTGGGCAAAAAAGGCAGTCGCTCTGTATGAGAGATGGTCTGCTGACTGTATAGTTGGCGAAGTCAACTTTGGTGGAGAGATGGTTGAGAATACAATTCGTTCAGTTGACAAGGGTGTGCCATTCAAGCAAGTTCGGGCAACTCGTGGCAAGGCTTTGCGTGCTGACCCAATTGTTGCACTCTATGAACAAGGACTTATTCATCATGTTGGAGTGTTGGCTGCTTTGGAAGATGAGATGGTGACATGGACACCAGAAAGTGATTGGTCACCAAATAGAATTGATGCAATGGTTTGGGGCTTTACTTTTTTGTGGTTTGGCAGTAAAATATCTGATGAACAGATTTATTTCTGCTGATGAATGGAGAAAATTTGGATGAAATTTTTTAAAAAAATGTTTGATAAAAAAGCAGAAAAAAGTGGCTGTTCTAATGCTTCTTCTGCTTGCAATCCATGCTTGAGTTCATTTTGGGATTATCTACATCAGAATGGCATGGAATATGCTTCAATGAGTATGGCATACAATTTGTATGAAACAACTGCTGCTTTGTCAGATGCTGTTGACACAATTTGCAATCACATCAAGAGTATTAAGCCTTGCATTTTTGATGAGGATTGGGAACTGAAAGAAAAGCACAATTTGAATGTGCTGCTTGCCAAGCCGAACAGGAACCAAAGCTGGCGTGAGTTCATTTTTGAATGTGCTTTGAACAAGCTGGTGACAGGCAATCTGTTCTTAATTGCCACAGGCAATGTCAATCGCGAGATTTTGGAGCTGTATCCTATTAAATCAAGCTATGTTATTGTCAATGGCATAGATGCCAATTCACAGCCAACATATCAGATTTCTGCATCAAACAGAATGAGAGTTTTCAATGGCATCTATTCATTCAATAGCAAGACCAAGTCATTCACAAATACAGACTACAGAGAGTTGATTCACCTTAAAGGCTATTGTCGAAATTCTGGTGATGAAATTTTTGCTTTGCCTCTGATGAATAGCATTTTGAAAGAAATTGAAATTGCTAATGGTTCGTCTATACATAATGCTTCTCTGCTGAAGAACGGTGTAACATTGTCTGGTATTTTTAAGCTAGCAACAAGTGACAGAAAGGCAATTGAGGAATTTCGCCAGCAGGTGTCAACTTATTTCTCTGGCAATAGCAATGCTGGCAAGTATATTGCAGCCCATGCTGATAACATAGATTTCAAGCCTATCAATGCCACAAACAAAGATATGCAGATTCTTGAGCTCAAGACAGATGCTGAAGACATTATTTACAGCAAGTTCAATATTCCTCAACCATTGTATAAAACAGGCTCACAGACATACAACAATTATTCAGTTGCCAAAGTCAGTTTGTATGATGATGCTGTGCTGCCTCTGGTTGGTGATATTTTTGGCAAATTTGAGGAATTGTTCAAACGCCGTGGCATGCTTGAGAGCAATTTCAGCATAAGCTATTCAGCCAATGACATTCCTGCCTTGCAGCAACGCACCTCTGAATGGGCAAAGAATTTGAGTGAGATTGGTGTTTTGACTGACAATGAAATTCGCACAGAGCTTGGCTATGATTCTTTGAGTGGTGGAGATGTGATTTATAAGCCCACAAGCATGGCACCAGTTGATGCTGCAGAGTATGACACAGAGACTACAAAGAGAAACAATTTCGTGCTGAGAATGAAGAAACTCGGCTGCACTGATAATGAGGCGAATGAATTATGGACAAAGACCAAGCAAGACAGCTGAATGCCAAGATACAATTAGACAGCAAAATCCGGAAAAAAGCAGAAAGACTGCTGAGACAGATGGCTCGGGATTTTGAAAAATTGTATGCTGAAAAGGGCGTTTATTTGGATTTCAATGTCTATGCAGAAAAATGGCAAAGACTTTTGGCAAGGCATTATAAAAATGTCCAAGATGAGTTTATTGGGGTGGCATCTGAAGAGCTTGATGTGCCAATGAGCAGAGACAAGATGGCATTATTCATTCTGGCTTTGCAAATTATGAGGGAGCAGAGAGCATCAGCATCAAGTCGTCAAATAATTGATACAAGCACAGAGCAAATGGCAGATAGCATAAGCAAGGCTGAATTGTATATGCAGCAGGAATCTATGCCCATAAGCAATGATGCAGTTGCCGCTTTGGCTTTGGAGATATTTGGCAGAAAGATTGAATCAAGAGCCACAACCATTGCCATGACTGAAACCCAATATGTAGCAGAGACTGTTAAAAATATTGAGGCAGATTGTTTGACCAATAACAAGAATATTTTTCTTGTTCAGGCAGTTGAGCAAGATGCAAGTCTGGCTGTTTCTTCTTATATGACTGGTGCTCCAATTGGCTATGAAAAAGAATGGCTATCTGCTTTATTGCCTACAACAAGACCAGCCCATGCTGCAGCCCATGGTCAAAAGGTTGCACCAAGCGAATTGTTCTATGTTGGTGGGGAATATCTCAAATATCCAGGTGATACAAGCATGGGAGCAACTGCAGGCAATGTGGTGAATTGTTATTGTGCTGTAAGGTATAATAAATAAAACAAAATGCTTTACTTTTTTGATTTTTGGTGCTATAATATAGGCAAATATAATGCGAGGTGTTGATGAACACAGTTGAAAACAAAAAATTCTTGAAAAAAGATGCTGAAATGAAAGTTAAGCGTCTTGAAGTTCCTTTTGAAGTCAAAGAAGTCTCTGAAGATGATGACTTTTATTATTTCAAAGGCTATGGCTCAACATTCGGCAATGTTGACAGAGGTGGAGATGTAGTTGTTCAGGGAGCTTTTAAGCAGACCCTGATGAAACAAGCTCCAGTTCTTCTTTGGCAGCATGACAGAGGTGAGCCATTGGGTGTCTTTGCAGAAATACACGAAGACTCAAAAGGGCTTTATCTTGAAGGCAAGATGCCTAAGACTGATACATTTGTGTCTGGAAGAGTTTATCCGCAGTTGAAAACTGGCTCAATCAAGTCGATGTCAATTGGCTATTCTGTTGACCAATACGAAATTGTTGATGGAATCACTTATTTGAAAGAGCTGACACTGTGGGAAGTTAGTTTGGTGACATTCCCGATGAATCCTTTGGCAACTGTTGATTCTGTTAAATCAATTGATGAGATTAAAACAGAAAGAGATGCTGAAAGATATCTTGGTGAATTTTTGTCATCAAACAAAAGTAAGCATTTCATCAGCAAGATGAAAGAGCTGTTCAGCCATCGGGAAGTTGGCAAAAAGCAGGATAGTCGGGAGGATTATTCAAAAATCATTACAATGTTAACTGAAATTAAGGAGAAAGTCTAAAATGGCTGAAATTGATGATGTTATGTCGGCTGTGAAAGAACTTCGCAATGAAGTTGAGAAAAAGTCAGCTGACCAAGAAAAAATTAACAAACTGCAGTCTGCTCTTGATGCTTCTGAAAAGAAAAATCAGGAATTGGTTAAAAAGCAGGCTGAATTGGAAAATGCACAGCGTGAAATTGTCGCTAAGCAGGAAGAAATTGAAAAATTGGCAAAAGCTTCTGGTGACAATTCTGAACGCATCAAAGAATTGGAAAAAGAAATTGCTTTGCATGCGGCAGCTCCGGCTGGTGCATCTGATGCTTGGAAGAATTCTGAAGAGCATATTGCCTTCAAAGAATATTTCCTGCGTGGTGAGGGCAGCAAAACGATGCGTACAGATACTGATGTTCAGGGTGGATATCTGGTACATCCGGAATTTGCTGCTGATATTTTGCGTCAGTTGCATGATGTTTCTCCGATTCGCTCATTTGCGAGAGTTCGCACCACCTCTAAAAAGGTTTTGACAATCCCTGTTCGAACTGATATTCCGGTTGCCAAATATGTTGGTGAAACTGAGGAATCTCCGGAGAGCGAAGACAAGTTCGATTCCGAGACCTTGACGGCTTATCGTCAGACGGTAACACTGCCTGTTACTTTGGACTTGTTGCAGTTCAGCAACTACAATGTTGAATCTGAATTTGCTGCTGATGTTGCTACCGCTTTTGCCATTGGTGAGGGAAGAGCATTCTTAAAAGGTTCTGGACACAAACAGCCGGAAGGAATTCTGACGAATTCTGCTATTGAAAGAATTGAAGGCTCAGCCTCTGGCAAACTGGTATTCGATGATGTTTTGGCTTTGCCTGCTGAATTGAAATCTGGTTATAAGAATCCTGTTTATGGCTTCAACCGCCGTACACTGTATGCTCTCCGTACTGCCAAAGACCAGAATGGTCAGTATTTGTGGAGAATGGGTGGTGAAAATATGCCTGCTGTTATCGGCGACTACAAATATGTCATTTTTGATGACATGCCGGATGTAGCTGTTAACGCAACACCAGTTCTGTTTGGTGATTTGTTCGCTGGTTATACCATTCTTGATTCTACTCAGATGGGAATGATTCGCGATGAATACACCTCCAAGAAAAAAGCCATTATCGAAATGACATGGCACCGTTGGAACACTGGTCAGGTAACGATGGCAGAAGCTATCAAGTTGCTGAAAATTAAAGCATAAGGAGGCATAAATGAGCGCATATGATTTGGTGAACAATATCAAAGTTGTTAATGCAGTTAATTCTGCTGCTTTAACTGATGATTCATCTGAATCTGCAGCGATTGATACTGCTGGATTCGAATCTGTAACTGTTATTGCACAGATGGCTGCTTTTACTTCTGGTGCAGGGAAAATTTCCATTTCTGAATGTGATACTTCTGATGGTAGTTTTACTGCAGTTGCAGAAAGTGATTTGATTAATGCTCCGGAAAGCATGGCTGCTGCTGGTGCGGTTAGCAAGGTTGGATATCGTGGCCACAAACAGTTTATTAAAGTGAAAATTGTAAAAGATTCTGCAATTTCTGCAACTGTTGGTGCTGTGGTTATTCTTGGCAATGCTCGCCACAAAGCAGTTGCTTAATTGATGAATGAAAAAGGGGCTTTGGAGATGCCTGAGCCCCTTATTTTAAGAAAGGTATGATGATGTTTAAGGCATTAAAAGATTTTGCTTGGTGCATTGATTTTAACAAAGTTGAATTCCACAAGGATGAAGAATTTGGCATTGAAAAAGTTAAGCACAAAGAAATTGCCGAAGAGATGATTGCTCACAAGTATGCTGAGGAAATTTCTTCTGGCTCAAATTCTGGTGAAGGAAAGAAAACTCTTCAGGAGATGACCAAAGTTGAGTTGGTTGCTTTTGCTGAATCTGAGTTTGGTGTTGTTTTATCAGGAAACAAGTCAGAAATGATTGAGCAGATTGAAAAGCTGGCTGAAGAAGCTGAAGAAGATGCCAATGGTGATGATGTAGAATAGGAAAGCACATGGCAAATTGCATCAACATAAATGGAAAAGAATATCCTGTTTATGCGACAGCTGAAGAAGCTGATGAGTATTTTGCTGCTTTCTTTAATTCTGGCTGGGATGCAATTTCTGATGAAGATAAGGCTAAATTGCTGGTGTCAGCTACAAGAAGCATCGACAGAATGCAATTCGCTGGTGAAAAAGTTGATGAGGAGCAGAAACTGAAATTTCCAAGGATTATTTATTGTCAGCAAACAGATGATAATGTTCTGCTTGAAGCGTGCTGTGAAGAAGCCTTGGCAATTTACAGGTTCAATTCTGCATTCGGCTCTGATATTTCTGGTGTAAAATCCATGAGAGTTCAAGATACAGCAGTTGAATTTGGAGATGGCAATAAAGATAATCAGTTCAAATCTGATAACACATACAATTTGCTATATCCTTATTTTGAATTTGGTGTGGAGGTTGGATATTGCTAATAAGAAGTGCAGCAGATTTAAACAAAAGTCATTGCAATCGTTTTAATGGAATGTTAAAGCAATTGCAAAGACGTTCTGTTACAACTGGCATCCATAGCAAAGACAATAAAAGATATCCAGATAGCGATGTTACAACTGCAGAAGTTGGAAGTTATCAGGAATTTGGCACATCTAAATTGCCACCAAGAATGTGGTTGAGAATTTTCAAATTTGTCACCAAATATAAAAGGGAACTGAGCTCAATTGTTGCAATTGCCTTTAATGAAAACAAAAATGCCAATGGTGTTTTGACTGACATAGGTGGTTACCAGAAAGAGCGAATCAAAGAAAGAATTCTGGATGATACAGTTCGCCCAAAATCAAATAATGTTACAGGCATAACCTTGGTTGACACAGGACTGCTTGTAAAATCAATTGATTATGAGGTGCACTGATGTTTAATTCTGTTCTGCTCGGCATTCGAGAAAATGAAAAAGTGCAGGTTCTTGAAAAGACTTCTGAAATAAAGCCCAATGGCTCTGAAGCAATTGTTTGGAAGTCCATCAAAGAAATTCTCTGCAACATCCAAGCAAACAATAAATATGGTGATTCTTTATCTGCCTCTGAAGCTGGTGACAAAATTTTATCTGTATATAACATGTACACAAGTGAAAAAGTTGTTGAAGGTCAGAGAATTTTAAGGGATAATATATTGTATGAAATCAGGAATGTTGAGCATAATGGCAGAAAGACATTTCTGGAACATTTTAAGGCTTATCTGGTGAGGGTTGACAATCAATGAGAAAACAAATAATTCTAGATTTTGTCAAAGAAATTCTGCCAGCTGATTTTGAAAACAAAATTTATTGGGCAAATGAACGCAAAGATGAGCCAAAAAAGCCGTTCTGTCTGCTTAGAGCTATTGTTCCGGAGCAGACTGACAGCAGGACTTCTGAAAGAGAGCTTGCAGGCAATATTCAAGAAGTGACAATGTATAAAAATATGGTTGTTACTTTTGCCATCTACAATGATGGTGTTGCTGAAGATGGTAATCTTGATGAGAAAAATTATTTTGCAGAAAGTAATGCCAGAAAATTGAAAAACAGTTTTGAGCCACTTGATGCTGCTTATGAATTTCTGGCTAATGATATGTCAGTTAATGATATATCAGAGCTTCGAGACTTAACCGAATTGACAGCAGGCGGTTATGTTTACAGATATGAATTTGATGTTACATTTGGCTTCAATGATGTAGTTCAGATTCAGAAACAAGTTGGTAAAGATGTTGCTGTTAATATTGTGAGAGGTAATTAAAGATGATAAGTATTGATAAATTGGTTGAAATTGGCTTTACACTGCCACAAGCGACCGACATTTCAGCATATTTGTCCAATGCAGGGTATGTTGGGGATTTTACCTCTTCAGACCTTGTTTCTGGATACAATATGCCTGCAAATAAAGTTGTTGTCATTTCTAACATTGATGAACTGGATTCAATATTCGTGCCTGGCACTAAATATTATAATGATTTGTCAGTTCTTCTGATGCAGAAAAACAATGCAAAGCCGAATCAGAGCAGAATCAATCAAGTGGTTGTTTTCCAAAAAACTGATGAAGACGATATTGCATCAGCCTTTACAGCTTTGATGAATTTGAATGCAAACTTCTCTCAGCTGTATATCTCTTCTTCTTTGAAAGCAGATATTGTTGCTGTTGCTGCAAAAGCAGAGGTGAGCGGTCGTTTATTCATTGCCCAGATTTCTGATGAAGATGTTGCCTCTGGAACTGCAGGCAATGTTGCTGAAACTTTGGTTGCAAAAAATTATGCCAATACAAAGTTAATCACACATATTGATTCGGAAAGCCTTAAAGGAGCTTTGCTGGGTGTGATGGCTAATCCGTATTTGGGCAGTGTTGGTGATTTGTATTCTCAATTTTCTGGTGTAACACCTCAGAATTATGATTCAACTTCCATGAGCAACTTTGATAAGAACAATGTTGGTTATTATTCATATGTTAATGCCATCAGCGGTGCTGGTGTTGAACAGTATGCCAAGAAAATATTTTATGGTAATAAACAAGTCAATGGTGAAATCACAAAACGCCGTTATATCAGATTTACAATCGACCTGCTGCTGAAATTTAAGGTTCTTGATTTTCTGGCTAAAAAGCTCAGCTATCAAGAGAGTTCAAACAGCATTCTTGAAGAGAATCTGAAATCTGTTCTGATTGGCTGTCAGAGCAATGACCTTATTGTTCAAGATAGTGAAGACACTAATGGTTTTTACTTGAAATGCATGCCGATTGCCAAAGTCAAAACAAATTATCCGACTGATTACAGCAATCAAGTTTATCACGCTCAAGGCTGGTATATTGATGCATTGACTGGCACAAAGGTTATTATTGATTTGACTGTTAATCCGTCAGATTCAGAAAAATCAGCAATTGAAATGTAAGGAGAAAATGGATGAAATATGATAGAAAACTCCAATTCGCAAGCTTGAATGGCATCAACTTGACAAATTTTGGTGATGCTTTCTGCGAACATTCTCGTGAAAATGACGCCATTGAAAAAATTAAAGGCATTGTTGGAGATGCCGTTACTTTGAAGAGATACGACCAGTTTGACACATTTCGCATTACACAGAATGTTTTCTCACCAATCAAAGGACAAGTTGACAACTGGGAAAAATATGGGACTCAATTGACATTCCAGTATAAAGATGATAATACTGGTGTCACCAAGACTTCAACCACAGCTTATATTCAGTCGCATACAGAGCCTGTAGATGGTGGTCAATGGGAAATGATTATTTACTGTGAAGAGGTTAAATAATGAAGCAAATTGAAGTTGAATATGATGGCCATAAATATTCCCGCAATGCTTTGAGCTTTGGTGAGCTGACTGCATTCGGAGTTCGCATGGTTCAAAAATTATTTGGCTTTGGGGCTGTTACAGGTGTCGTCTTTGCTAATAAATTTGAGCAAGGCGACAACCTTGATAGCTTTTACAAAGTTGTCAAAGATGTATTTGACAAAGATGACTGGATTTGGATGGTCAATTTGTTTTTACATGACAAAGCAAATGTTCTCTATATTGATGGCAATCCTGTGGATGAAAATGAATTGAGTGAGCATTTTGCTGGAAATTTCCTTGCTGTTTATACAATCACAGTGATGATGGCATATAACAGCTTGGGGGAATGGAAAGGCTTGAAAGAGAAATTGAACGGGTCTCTCGGCAATATAGCAGAGTCTTTAAAGGCTCTTCTGGAGCAACAGACAGAAATGATTGGCGAAGGACTTCGGAAGAAAATGAAAGACAAGTCAAGAAAATAATGATTTCTTATTCTGTTTTATTTATGCAGAATAATTTGTCTTTCAAGCCGAAAGATGTATATGATATGGAAACAGATGATTTGCTGATGATGTATGAAATAGTCATTCAGCAAATTGAAGAGCAAAGGAAGAGTTTAGATGGTGTCATTTGATAAAATAGACCAGTTTGTTATTGAAACTGTGTTCAATGATAATGGTGCCATCAAAGGCTTCACAATTCTTGACCAGCAGCAGAATAAAGTCATCAATAACAACAAGAGAGTTGCAGTCAGCAATAGAGAAGTTGCCTCAACTGGTTTTGCACTTGGCAAAGCATTCAGGACAATAGGAGCTTATCTTGGAATCAGAGAAATAGCTCGCTATGCTGATGAATGGACAAATATCAAGTCAATTCTTTCTCTTGTTACAGCAGGTGAGGAAGAAAGGTTGCGTGTTCAAGAAAGGTTGTTTAACATATCTCAAGACACTCGCCAAAATATGATGGCAACTGTGGATTTGTATCGTCGTATTACAACAGCAACTGAAACTCTTGGATTGAGTGAACAGAAGCGATTGCAAATAACAGAAGCCATTAACAAAGCAATCATTATTGGTGGAGGTTCAGCTGCCAGCAATCAGGCTGCATTGGTTCAACTTGGACAAGGTTTGGCAAGTGGTCAGCTTAGAGGACAAGAGCTCAATTCAATTCTTGAACAATCACCAAGACTTGCAAGAATGATTGCAGAAGGAATGGGACTTCAGATTGGTCAGCTGAGAACTGTGGCTGCAGAGGGTGGTTTGACTCCTGACAAAGTGCTCAATGCAATTCTTAACCAAGCCCCGAAAGTCAATCAAGAATTCCAAAAAATGGACAAAACAATCGGGCAGGCTTTTGTCACACTCAGTAATAGTGTTGGAAAATTCTTAAACAGATTGAATGAAATGACAGGAGCAAGTAAAGTTTTGGCAGAAGTCATTGTGTTCTTGGCGAATAACATTGATACAGTTGCAACTATCATCTTGGCTGCATTCATTCCATCAATTGTTAGAGCAATTCCAATTCTTCATCTGTTCTTTCTGAATTTGGCTTCTGGCATGGGAATTTTTTCATCAATTAAATTTGCAATCATCGCTTCTTTGCCTGCCATGAAAGCATTCGCCATTCAGGCTTGGGCAATGTCAGCTCCATTTTTGAAAATAATTGCTGTTATTGAATTAGCAATTCAAACAATAAAAATGTTAAAAGGTGAGTGGAATTGGTATGCTGAAGCAATTGACAGTATTGAGCGTGGCACATATAAAGCTTTGAACTATATTGGTAGAGAAACTGGATGGTGGGAAGAACGAAAGCAATTCAATGGTACATTCTCGCAAGGTGCATTGAATGAACCACCAGTTAAGAATATGGCACCTATAAATCAGCAGATGGCAAATACAGCATCAGCTAATCAGCAGATGGCAAATACAGCATCAGCTAATCAGCAGATGGCAAATACAGCATCAG